CGTAGTTTTCGGGCGTGATGCGCCCGCCATGCCGCCAGTTTTTTACGGCGTGCGGGCTCACGTTCAGCTTGCACCCCAACTGCCAGTTCGACAGGCCAGTGGCCTCGACCAGCGCCGGTACGTCAGCCAGTTGCGCTGCGTTTCGGCCCCCACGGTCATCATCAGTCTCCATCGTCGTCGGCGGGAGCGGCATCTGCGGCGGCTGCGGGCCGTCGAGGTTCCACCTGACCCGCCAGGCGCGGCGAGTCAGTCCCTTCGCCTCCAGCCGCGCGGCCAGTGCCATCGCGGCGCGGAACGCCTCCGGGTCGGCGAAGTGCAACCGGAACGAAGCGTCGCCCGGCAGCGGGCCGGCATGAGGATCAGAATGGGATGTCATCGTTCAGCTCCTCCCGGTCATCGTCCTCGCCGGGCTCTCTGCTCCGGGCAGATCGCTGGTCTCCGTTCTGTCGAGGCTCCGAGCCCTCACTGCGCTCCGGCTTGCCGCCCAGCAGGTCCATGCTGTGGACTCTGACCTCGGTAATGCTGCGAGTCTCTCCGTCCTTGACGTACTCGCGGATTTGCAATTCGCCAACAATGGCGAGTTGCGATCCCTTGCGGCAATACTGCGCGACGATGCCGGCGAGCTTGTCCCAGAAAACGAGGCGGACCCACGTGGTCTGCTCCTCGCCGCCCTTGATGCGCTTTCCGACCGCCAGCGTGGCGTTGACGACTGGCGTGCCGCCCTGCGTGGTGCGGGATTCTGGATCTCGGCCAAGTCGGCCGATCAGGTGAACAGTGTTCATGCGTTTTCCTCGGTTTTTGATTCAATTACTGCATTCCAGCACTTCAACAGCACCTCAAACGAGGCTGTTACGTAATAGATGTCGTCGCGCGTTTGCTCTGGCATCGTCGATGCCAGGGCCTTGATCCTCTCGCAGGCGTCAAGCGTTTTTCGGTCGTGGTCGGTCATTTCAATTCCTCTCGTTTTTCGGACATTCGCTGTCCTGAATCCTGACAACAGTCCCTGCCGGCGCCATCGGCAACGGCGCCCAGTGCGAGACGCCTTCAATCGGCATCGCGTCGAGGTCGCGCCATTCGCCGTCGAACGTGGCAACCCACGCCTCGCCGTTCAGCGCTACAAGCACCGGATCATCATCCTCCGGCAGCCCGTAGGTCACCGGGGTCCACCGCAGCAACACGTTGGACGGCTCCTCATACCTGCTCATGGCGCTTCCTCCGCAGCGTGCTCTCGATGTTGCACACCAAATCCAAGAACCCGAACACCTCGCGATCCAGCCTGTCGTAGGCATCCTGCGTCATCTGGTGCCGCACGATGTGCAGGTCCATGCCGCTGTGGCTCAACCTCGGGTCATAGATCGCGACGTCGCACCAGTCGCGTTCGAGGATCCACATCTGCCATTCAACCTGCGGAACGTAGTCGCTGATGTCGTCCGTTGCCCAGATGCGGGCGATTCGCGCTTGGTCGAACGGGCACTTGATTTCCAGCAGGCCGTTGTTGCCAATCAGCCCATCGGGCGACGCGCCGGCCTGCATCGTGTCGTGCAGGGCGAAACCCATCTGGTCGACCAGCACGCCTGTCCGGGCCTCGTACGCTGCCCGGGCCTCGGGCTCAAGTTCTGAGCCCCGGGACATGGCGACGGTCACCGCCTTGTCAATGGCGCTGCCGTTGACCCGCTCGAAAGCAAGTTCAATCGCGTAGTCCTGCGCCGCCTTGGCCCATGTCCCGGTGCGCAACTTTGAAAGCGCGTCGGCGGCACGGCTTGCGGTCGCAACGCCGAGGCGGGCCTGCAACCACTCCGAAGTTCCCTGCTGACAGTCGATGATTCTCATTCGGCCATCTCCTGCGCCGCCTGAGAGGCGCTCAGACGCGTTTTCGCTGCATCCTTCTCCTCAGCCAGCGCCTTGCGGGCCTCGGCGCTCAAATCGCGCCAGACGGCGCCCAGTTCGGACAGGCTGCCAGCGTCGCGCAGGGCCTGTCGGGCGTCGAGGTAGCGCTCGGCGTCGGCCTTGCGGGTCGCGACCGCCGCGGGCCGGCCGGCGTGCTGGGCGCTGTTGCCGTCGTCGTCCTCCTGAGCGATTCCGGCAATCGCGGCCAGCGCGTAGCGGCGCAGGTAGGTCGTCGCGGCGCCGATGCCCTGGGCGTCAGTCTTGGCCGGGACGCAGCTGGCGCAGCTGCTGGCCCAGCCACCCTCGCGGTGCGCGAGGACGGTGCTAACTGAAACGGTCGAGCCGTCGAATGAGGTCGACTGCATGATACTGATGCCGTGCCGCGCGAACACCGGGCGCACGGTGTTTAAAACCTCGGCGAGGTCGGCATAGCGCGATTTGAAATGCGGGTTGGCAGCGACCTTGCTGGCGTTCTCAACCTCGGCCTGAGCCGTGGCGAGAGCGCCAAACAGGGCGGCATTAGCGTTGCTCATGTCCATTATGTTTCTCCTAGTCGTCGATTTCGGGCGCAAGCCCGAACTGGTTGCGCAGGTCTGCCACGATTCCGTCGCAGGTGTCCATCGCGCGGTACATCCGAATGATGCGAGCCTGCGCCCGAATTTTCTCCTGCGTCGTCTGCGCGTTGTCCCGCATTTCTGCGGTCGCGCGGATTCGTTTGCTCAGAAGCTCGCGGATGGCAACAGCGCGGTCGAGCAGTGCGCTCTCCGATGCCGAGAGCGCCCATTCCGCGCGGTAAGGGTTGAGGTCCTCGTAGGATGCGCTGTGCATCATTGTGATTCCTCCTGTCGGAATGAATTGACCGGGCGGTCAAGCGCCCAGTCGAAGCCGGCGGCCAGAGCCGCCAGCGCGATGGTGAGGGCCAGCAAGGCCGCGAGCGTTTCGCGGCGGCGCTGGCGGTTGCGGAGGGCGGAGTTCATTGAGGATTCTCCAGTTGATTGAGGCGGAATTGCCTGCTACGGAACGAATGCTATACCCACGAATCGGGTATTGCAACACCCCGAAAGAAAATAATTTCCGGATCCGTCTTGCGCAGGTTAATCGGCCTGCTAATCTATCCGGGCTCCGGTGCGGAACGTCGGTGGTCGGAGCAGGTTTTAACCCCGTTACACGAGCGAGCCAGAGCGGGGGCGGTGGGCTGAGTCTAGCGCCGGGTGGTAGTCGGGGAACCGATGCAAGGCTGGACAGCGCGATGCGAGGAGGCGGCTCCGGAGAGCAGGCAACCTCGGGCGCAGGCGAAACTGTAGATCTCTCTACGGTATAGGCTGCGCTCGGCTCAGAGGCTCACCAAAGAGCAGGACTAAGACAGGAAATATAGGATCTCCATGAAGTTATCCACAGATAGACGAAAACGGCCGCCGCTGCCTGAAACGCCTGAGGCTGCCCTGGCCTACTGGCTGGATGTCATTGGCATGCAGCAGAAACAGATCTGCAAAGAGATCGGAATCGCCCCGCAGAAACTGAACGACATGATGCACGGGCGCCGTCCGTTTGATGACCAGCTGCTAGACTGGCTCGGTTTCGAGCGCGTTACCATTTATCGACGCAAAAAGAGGCCATCTAATGCCGAATAAAAAAACACCGCTGCGGACAAGGCCCGGAAGGATTCGTTTTGCGCCAGAATGGGCGCAGTGGCAGCGAAGGCTGAAAACGGCGAACGAGCGAAGGCTTCATTGAGGAGATGGAAATGCCCCTGAAAAAATCGGCGTCTGAGAAGGCGTTCAAGCAAAACATCAAGACCGAAATCAAATCCGGCAAACCGCCTAAACAGGCCGTTGCCATTGCCTACTCCGTGAAGCGCGAGGCAAAGAAAAAATGAAGGCAAAGCCCGGTCTGTACGCGAACATCAACGCTAAACGAGAGCGTATCGAGGCCGGCAGCGGCGAGAAAATGCGCAAGCCCGGCAGTCCTGGCGCACCTACGGCTAAGGCGTTCAAGGAATCGGCAAAAACATCGGCAAAGCCAGCGTCAAAAAAGTGACGGAAATCACGCTCGCGTTGCCTTGGCCGCCATCGGCGAACCAGTGCTACCGGCTGATTCGCAGCGGAAAACTGATGGGCCGCGTGCTGATGTCTGCCGAAGGGCGGGCCTACCGCAAGGCGGTTGACGCCGTAGTTCGGCAGGCCAAAGGCCGGATGTGCTGGTCAACGCGGTTGCGGGTCGAAATTCTGGCCTATCCGCCAGACCGGAGAGCGCGAGACATCGACAACCTGTTCAAGGCGGTCCTCGATGCGCTGCAGGCCAGCGGCGTATTTCTCAACGATTCGCAAATCGACCAGCTAGAAATCATGCGCGGGGAACCTGTAAAGGGCGGCTCGATCGTTGCCCGCGTCGAGCAGCTCCACCGGCCCGTGTCGTGGCGCAAGGCCTTGGGGGATGACCCGTGAAATGCCGGGAAATGCACGACGTGCTGGCGTTTGTGATGGCGCAGCTGCGCACAGAAATCGAGTCGGCCGACAAACAGGAGAGCAGAACCGCATGGCTGAACAACTCGCTGTTGCATTTGATCGAGGCCAGGCACGCCCTAGACCGCGCAGGAGCTCAAACGTGGGCTCGCGAGAGCTAGACCGTGGCCATGGGCGCCTACGGAACTGGGCCGACTGGGCACTGGCGTACAGCGCGCGCACCGGGTATCCGCAGGCCAGCGCGTTTGCCAGACTGTACCGGCCAGACGCCGGAGATGTCTGGGACGGCATCGAGCCCGACGAAACCAGAACCGTGGCCGACGAGCCCGATGCGGAACAGGTCGAACGGTTTGTGCGTCGGTTGCCACTGGCGAACCGGCGGGTCGTCATGTCGTTTTATATCGGCCGGGAGTCGCCTGTGGTAGCGGCCCGGCGGTTCGGGCATTCTCGAGAGCGATTCTATGCGTTGCTCGATGAGGCCGCAGCTTGGTGCGGCGAACTGGCGTAACCGTTGCGCTGTTCGTTTTCTCGGTTACAATTCTCTCGGGGCGAAGCTATGCCCGAAATCTGCCGGCCATGTGCCGGTTTTTTTGTTTCTGTGCCCGGAAACCCGGGCTGGGGGCATTGCAAATAGCAATGAACAGGAATGGCAGGCAGGAAAGGCTGCGGCAACACCGGAAAAGGGCGCGTCAAGGGCGTGCCAAATAAAAACACGGCGCAGCTGCGGGACATGATCTTGCAGGCGCTCGACGAAAAGGGCGGGCCCGCTTACCTCGCGCGGCAAGCCGACGAAAACCCGGCGGCGTTCATGTCGCTGCTGGGCAAAGTGTTGCCGCTGCAGGTCACTGGCAACGGCGGCGGGGCAATTGAGGTGACATGGCTGCCGCCGAGCGGATAGTCCTGCAATACAGCCCGCGCCGCGCCTTTCTGCCGCTGCACAACCGCCGCCAGCGCTGGGCGGTGGTGGTGGCCCATCGGCGAGCCGGCAAGACGGTGGCGTGCATCAATGAACTGATAGCGAAGGCCATCCAAAAGCCGGGTGGCCGTTTTGCGTATGTCGCGCCGTTTTTTCGCCAGGCTAAGGCCGTGGCATGGGATTACGTCAAGACGTTTTCTCGCCCGCTCCCGGGCCTCAGCATCAATGAGGCGGAACTGCGGGTTGATTTCCCAAACGGTGCCCGCATCCAGCTATTCGGCGCTGACAATGCCGACGCGCTCAGAGGCCTTGGTTTCGACGGGCTGGTGGCTGACGAGTATGGCGATTGGAAACCCTCGGTTTGGGGTTATGTCATTCGCCCTGCTCTGGCAGACAAAAACGGCTGGGCGATCATTATCGGAACGCCAAAGGGTCGAAATTCGTTTTTTGAGGCCTACAGGGACGCGCAGGCAAGCCCGGACTGGTTTGTGGCTACCATCAGGGCCAGCGAGTCGCGATTGTTGCCACAGGCCGAGCTAGACGCCCTGCGGGCCGAGCTGACCGACGACGCATGGCGGCAGGAAATGGAGTGCGACTTTGACGCCGCACTGCCCGGCGCCATTTTCGGCAAGGAGCTGTACGAGCTCGAGGCCGATGGGCGGCTGCGCGACGGGTTGTATGACCCGGCATTGCCCGTCCATGCGGTCATGGACCTCGGCTATTCCGACGATACCGCCATTTGGTGGTTTCAGGTCCGCAATGAACTGCGCTTGATTGATTGCTACAGCGCCAGCGGTATGCCGATTGCGCATTACAACGATGTTTTGCAGGCCAAGCGCTGGAAATATGGCGAGTGGCTCTGGCTGCCGCATGACGCCAGGGCGAAGTCGTTGCAGACGGGCCGCAGCATTGAAGAGCAGTTCCGCGGCCTCGGCTGGAAACCGCGCATTGTCCCTGAGCTCGGGCTGGTCGACGGCATACAAGCCGCGCGCCTGACGCTGGCCGACGCGCAATTCGACGAGGCATGCCGCGAGGGGCTGGACGCGTTGAAGCAGTACCAGCGCGAGTTTGACGAAGACAAGAAATGCTTCCGCGACCGCCCCCGACATGACTGGACGTCGCACTACGCCGACGCGTTCCGTTACGCGTGCCTTGTGTGGCGCGAAGAAATGAAACCGAAACCTGCGCCGGTTGCGCGGTTTCCTGAGCATCGAACGATCAACGAAATGATTCGCCGGCAAACACGACGTCGGCTTGAGGATGCCTAAATGCCAGCTGGCGTAGATCCGCAAGACATTTACCAGAACGGGCAGTGGTATAGCCGGGGCGGGCTCCCGATCTCTCGTCAGACGCTGGCGCAGTCTGGCGTGCCGGTGGGGATTGGGTCGTCAGGCACGGTCGGCGCAAACGGCGCGGTGACGCTGACGACCGCGATGGCCGTGACATATCCCAGCATCTGGCTGTATTTCCCCGCCGGGGCGTTGTTCGCCGCCAGCGTCGCGGGCTTTTACTACTGCACCATGTCGTCCACGACTGCCGCGCAGGCGTACAACATTCGGCTGACGTCTGGCAGCCCGTATATTCCGACCGCTGCTGCGTTGGTTGCTGGCGCCATTGTTGATGCGGGTCCGGGCGCTTACACGCAGACTACCTCAACCATTTTAGACGCCATCACTATTGCAATTCCTGGCGGCACAATGGGGCCAAACGGCGCTTTGGTGCTAACAAACGAGGCCACCGCCCCGACAAACGTAAACGCCAAGGCTGTTTGGCACTCGTTTGGCGGTTCGTCGCTGGGCAACGTCGTAATTATCAACGCCAGTCAGGTTGCAAGGTTAAAAAAATACCTGACAAACCGCGGCGCGCAGAACCAGCAATTCTTGAGCTCCTTGAATTCCGACGCGGTTACGGTCGGCGCGCCGTTATTGCTGACCGTGGACACCTCGGCCGCGCAAAGTATGGTCACGCGCGTCCAGCTGAACGTAGCGACCGACTATCTGGTTGTGGAAAGCCAGTTGCTTGAAGTGTTCCCGGCGTAATGGAACCCGTCGCCCTCGAAAAAGTAACCGACCTCGGGACGTCGCCGCAGGCGGTGGCTCGCCGCTGGAAACTCGAGCTCAAGCTGGCGGCCAAACGCGAGGAATCCTGGCGCAAAAAGGCCCGCGACGTCTGCGCCGCCTATACGCCGGACAACCCGGTTGCAAACTCGTTCAACATCCTCTGGACGAACACCGAGACCCTGCGTCAGGCGGTCTACAATTCGCTCCCGCAGCCGCAAGTGCGCCGCCGCTACAACGACGAGGATATGGTCGGTCAGGCCGTTGCGCAGGTTCTGCAGCGCTCGCTGGAGTTCTGTCAGGAGGCCTATGATTTCGATGGCGTGATCAAAGGCGACGTTCTCGCCATGTTGCTCCCGGGCCGCGCTGTTTCGCGCGTCCGCTATGTGCCCAGCCTGCGCCAGATGCCCGCAGAACAGCCGGAGTCCGAAAGCGAGGACTACGAGGCCGAAGACGAGGACGAAGGCGAGGACGAGGGCGAGGACAGCGCAGAGGCCACGGTTGAGGATGGCGAGGAAGTCGACTGGGAGCAGGTCATCGTTGAGCGGGTGCAGTGGGATGATTTTCGCTGTTCCGATGGCCGGGTTTGGGACGATGTGTGCTGGGTCGCATTTCGCCACAACCTGAGCCGCGACGAGCTGGAGGACAAATTCGGCGACATTGGCATGCGCGTGCCGTTGAACTCGGTGGCTGACGATGACGTCAAGGCCTATGAGATGGAATCGCTGTTCCGCACCGCTGAGGTTTGGGAAATCTGGGACCGCGACGAACGGCAGGTCATTTGGATTGCCCAAGGCTATCCGGTCCCGCTGAAGGTTCAGGCCGATCCGCTTGGGCTGCAGGGTTTCTACCCATGCCCGCGTCCGCTCTACGCCATCGAGCAGCACGACTCGCTCGTGCCTGCAACGCTGTTTTCGCAGTACGAGCAGCAGGCTCGTGAACTGAACCGCATCAGCCGGCGCATCAATAGCCTGGTCGAGGCGCTGCGCGTTCGCGGCATCTACGACGCGACTTTGACCGAACTCGGCGAACTGATGAAGGCGGGCGACAACGAACTTGTCCCTGCGGCGAACGTGACCGCTTTGCTCGAGCGTGGCGGTCTCGACAAGGCCATCTGGATGATGCCGATGCAGGTGGCGGCTGGCGTGCTCCAGCAGTTGTATGCGCAGCGTGAGCAGTGCAAGGCGGTGATTTACGAGATCACGGGCATTGCGGACATCATGCGTTCGGCTACCAACCCGGCCGAAACATTCGGTGCGCAGCGGCTCAAGACGCAATGGGGAACCCAGCGTCTGCAGCGGCTGCAACGCGAAACGCAGCGGTACATCCGGGACATTCTGCGCCTGAAGGCGGAAATCATCGCGGAAAAGTTTCAGCCGGAAACGCTGAAGGAAATGACGCTGGTCGATTTGCCGACAGACGCCGATGTTCAACGCGAGCTGGCGCAGCAGATGCAGCAGTACCAGATGGCTGCCATGCAGGCTGCGCAGCAGGGCCAGCCGCCGCCCCCGCCGCCGCAGCCGCCGCAGGTTGTGACGTGGGAGCTCGCGATTGAGACGATGCGCAACGATGCCGCACGCACCTACCGCATCGATATCGAGACCGACAGCACGCTAGGCGCCTCGCAGGATGAGGACGTCGCCGGCATTGCGCAGCTGATGGGCGGTGTGTCGCAGTTGATTCAAGGTCTGGGCCCAGCGGTTGCGTCGGGCGCGATGCCGATTGAAGCGGTTAAAGAAATTGTCATGGCGGCGGTTCGGCGCGCTCGCATGGGCAGTGCCGTTGAAATGGCGCTGTCGAAAATGCAGCCCCCGGCGCCTCCGCAGGACAACGCCGCGCAGGCAGAGCAGCAGAAACTGCAGATGCAGGCCGAGCAGCATGCAGCCGAGCTGCAGCAACAGGCGCAGCTAGAGCAGATGAAGGCGCAGTTATCGATTGAGGCCGAGCGAGCCAAACAGCAGGCGCAGGCCGAGCAGGCTGCGCAGGAAAACGAGCTGCAGGCCGCGCGCGAACTGCAAAAACAGCAGCTGCAGGCCGAACTGGACCAGCGCAAGGCCGAACTCGACGCGCTGGCTACTCAGCAACGCATGGAGTTTGAGCGATGGAAATCGGAGCTGGAGGCGTCTACGCGCATCGTTATTGCCGAGATTGGCGCGGGCTCGCGCGGCGATGGGACGACGGAGCCGATGCGTCCGACGACCAGTTATCTGGGCTCGATGGTCGGCGACGCCGTGAAGGCTGCCAATGCCGAGGTTGTCGGTGCGCTGGGCCAGCAGATGGCGCTGCAGGCGCAGCAGAACGCCGCCAGCGTCGCCGCGATGATTGACGGCCTGAGCAGGCTTGTCGAAGGAATGAACCGCCCGAAACGTATTGTGCGCGGCCCTGACGGGCGAGCGCTCGGAGTTGAGTAATGGCGGATAACGTAGGGTATACGCCAGGGTCAGGCGCAATCGTCGCGGCTGACGATATTGGCGGGGTGCTGCACCAACGCGTCAAGCTAGCGCTCGGCGCAGACGGCACCAACGACGGCGACCTGTCGGCCACCAACCCGATGCCTGTAACGGGCAGCGTTGCGGTGACGACCGCAGCGCCGCTTGAGGTCACTGCCAGCACGCCGCTTGATGTCGATGTCACTAACGTGGTCGAGGCGACGATTCCAAATGGCGAATTGATCGAGGCCCTCGAGGCCATGCGCATGGCGGTGCATTCGCTAACGCGCTCCATTGGCCAGACGATGCCCGACGTAGCCGGCAGAATGCGCGTCGCGCTCGACGCCATTTCCGCCTCCTTAACGCTGGCCACAGTAACGACGGTTGGCACGGTAACGACCGTTACAACGTGCTCGACTCTGACCAACCAGACGCAGCTGGGCGGCAATCCGGCATTTGAACAAATCCCGGCGCTGATGCGCCTCGGCGCGGACAGTCTGCGCCGAAACATAGTGGTGAGCTGATGGCAACGACAAACGGCAATCGCGCGATTCTGGACCTCAAGCGTTGGGAGTTCTGTTCGCCAGCTCCGATCGCGACCGCCGCAGGCTCTTTTATCGCCAGCAGCCGACACTATCGCCAGCGCCAGTTGTACGTCGCCAACGCCACCACCCATTACATTTACGACCCAGCCGAGGACGGATGGGCACAAATTCCGTCTGGCGCTCTGGCCGGCACGTTTGCGGCAGGCGCGTGTGGCACAGCGATCGCAATCGGCCCGTCCGGCACAGCAACGGCAGGGACGACCAGCACAATCACCACCAACCTGACGCTGGCGCAGGATTTGCGCGGGTATTCGATCCACATCACCGGCGGTCCAAACGCTGGCCTGACGACGCTAATCCTGTCCAACACGACGGGCACCAATTCGGTGATTACCGTTGCGACGCAGGCGTCCGCGTTTACGGCAGCCACGACCTACCGCCTGCTCACGCCGCGTTGGTACATCCTTAACGCCATAACAGCAGCCGGCACGACGACGGCTAACGTCTTCAAGTACTACGATTTGGCCACCAACACATGGTCGGCTGCGGAGACCGGCGCAACGGACGGCATTGCCCCGGCGGCTGTTATTGGGACGGATAGCAAATTGATTGCGACGCCGTCGTGGCAGGGTTCCGACTACAAGTCATTCGCAACCGGCACCGCGACCGCTGGCGGCGCTTCCACGCTGACCAATTCCGCGAAAACGTGGACCGTTAACCAGTGGACAAATTATCAGGTCCGCATTGTCAGCGGCACTGGCGCGGGCCAGATTCGCACCATTGCGTCCAACACGGCAACCGTGCTCACAACCTCCGCTGCGTGGACGACAAACCCGGACGCCACCTCGGTCTACAGCATCGAGGGTAATGACGATTTCATTTATTACATGGGCAGCAACGCTGTAACGCTGTACCGCTACAGCATTTCAGCCGGCACATGGACGACGCTGAGCCCTGCCGTTGCGCGCGCTGCTGCGCCCGGCGCCGGCATGTCTGGTCATTGGATTTGGGAAACGACCGACGCCGCATGGAACAACGAATCGGCCATTTTGTCGGGACGTTACATCTATTCGTTTCGCGGCGCTGCCGGCGCGGTTCTCGACCGTTACGACATTGCAGGCAACACATGGACCAACGCGCTTACTTATGCGCCTGCGACCGAGACTTTCACGACCGGCACCAAGTGGACATACCGTGAGGACGCCCTTTACGCGCAAAAAGACGCGACCGGACGATGGATTAAATACAACATCGTTACCGGCGAGCAGGGCGGTTGGTCTGTGATGACCTACACGCAGGGCGCGGCCATTGCTGGCGACACGTCGTTTGACGTGCACTACGCGGACGGAGCCACCGAGATTGACTACGTTTACATGGTCCTGAACACCAGCACCGTCATGCTGCGCTGTATGGTGATTTGATGAACGCCACCGATTTGATCGAGCAGGCGCAGCGGTGGCTGGCGCGGCAAACCCAGCTGAGAGCCGAGGCTGAGCGATTGGGCGATGCTCAGTCTATTGCTGCGATCGATACCGAAATTGCGGAGACCGAGTCCACGATTGCGCAGCTGCAAACGCTGGAATAACCCATGCTGTTGACGCTGCTCCAGAGCGTAACGACTCCGGTGCCGCCGGTCGTTGTCCCGACCAAAGTCGGTGGTGACGATGTTCCGCGAATCGAAATATGGGAAACCAGACAGGCCAGGCGTAAGGCGCGCGAGGTTCGGCGCTCGATTGAGGTTCTGCGCGAGGAGTTGCCGCAGGACGTTGAGGTTGAGGCGCTTCCGCCGATTCCGATTCGGGTCGATAGCCCGGACTGGTCGGCCTACCTGCGCCAGCTGAGCGACATCGAGCAGCAGCTGCGCATCGTGCGCGAGCGACTGGCGGAACAGGACGACGAAGAGGTTTTGTTGCTGTTATGAGAACGCGATACATCCAGCACCCCGAGACTGGCGAACTCATCCTCGCCGAGGATTACCGCCCGCCGCACCGCCCGACGCATTACGTCATGCCCGACCTGCCCGATTACGAGAGCCCAATTGATGGCCGAGTAGTGCATGGCCGTGCCGGCCGCCGCGAGGATCTACGTCGCAGCGGCTGTCGGCCGTACGAGGGGCGCGAGGTCGAGGCGAGAGAGGCGGCTCGGGTTCGCAGGAACCACGAGCAGGCGCAAGACCGCGCGATTGAGCGCACCGCCCAATCTGTTTGGGCAAACATGTCCCCGGAAAAACGGCGCGCCGCGTTGCGCGCGATGTGAGGTAACCATGGCATTTACTGAAGCGCAGTTGATCGCGCAGGCGGACCCTGGCGGGACCGCCCGCACGGTAGTGTTCGACAGTTTCATCCCGGTTGGCACCACGCTGACCGATGTTTATGCAGTCGGCGTCGTTGCGCCGTATGCAGGCCGCAGTCGCTGGGTACAGCTGTCGCAGACGCGGACTCCGGCGCAGGCATGGAGCGATGTTCAGGCCGCGTTGGCCTAAGGAGATTTCATGCTCGGGAACGAAGGCGCAACCGCCGAAGTTGAGAACGCATCCGAGGCCGAAGCGCCCCGGACAATGGAAGACACGATTCGCGAAACACTCGCAAGCATCCGCGATCGCGGAGATGGCGAGGAGCCAGAGGTCGAGTCCGATACCGAAAGCGCTGATGACGGCGCCGAGATTGATGACGGCGAGACCGAGGAGGCGGATGACGCTGGCGAGCCAGAAACCGAAGACGCCCCGCAGGAACGCCGCGCACCGAACACGTGGCGGAAGGAGGTCGCTGCCAAATGGGCAACGCTTCCGCCAGACGTGCAGGCCGAGGTAGAACGGCGCGAGGCTGATTTTCACAGGGGCATCGAAAAATATAAGTCGGCCGCAGCGTTTCAGGACGAGGTGCAAAAAGCCGTCGCCCCGTATGTGCCGACGTTTCGCTCTCTGGGTATTTCCCCGGCGCAGGCGATTCAAGGCCTGATGAGCACCGATTCCGTTTTGCGCCATGGCACGCCGCACGAGAAACTCGCTACGTTTCAATCGCTGGCGCAGCAATATGGGATCGACCTCGGCGAGGCGCAGAATTTTCAGGGCGCAGATCCGCAAGTTTCTGCGCTCCAGCAACAGATTCAGCAGCTGCAGAGTTATCTGCAGCAGCAGGAGACTAGGGGTCAGCAGGCTGAGCAGGCGGCGGTAAACACCGAGATCGCCAGGTTCGCCTCTAACCCGAAAAATAGGCACTTTGAGCAGGTTCGAGAGCATATGGCAGCGCTTCTACAAGCGGGCCTTGCCACCGATCTGCAGGATGCCTATTCGCAGGCTGTCTATGCCAACCCACAAACGCGGGCCGCTGTTCAACAGCAGCGAGCCAAGGCGTCGAAGGGCAGCGCGGCTCAGGCGGCCAAGGCGGCAAAACAGGCGGCGAGCGTTAATGTGCGCAGTCGGCCTGCAATGGCGCCTGAGATGGCCGCCGGCCAAACCATTGACGACACAATCCGCGCAACCCTGAGACGACTCAGGGGCGCATAACCAATTTAGGAGTTCACCATGGCATCACCCGGACAGGGCTACGCTGCTGGTGCGTTCAACGTGTTCAGCGAACTGGTCGCCACGACCTACCGCCTGCATGCGAAAGACGTTGCCGACAACGTGTCCAAACACAACGCGCTTTTCCGTCGCTTGACCGAGGCCGGCAAAATCCGCCTCGAGGATGGCGGTCTCTCCATCGTGCAGCCGCTCGAGTATGCGGCCAACAGCACCTACACCCGTTACAGCGGTTTCGACGTTCTGGCGATTAACGCCGTGGACGTGCTCAGCGCCGCCGAATATCCGTGGCGTCAGGTTGCCGTAAACGTCGCGATTTCCGGCTTGGAAATGCGCACGAACAGCGGCGAAGCGCGAATCATTAACTTCGTGAAAGCGAAGATCAAGAACGCGCAGAACTCGCTGGCCAATGGCCTGTCGGTCGACCTGTACAGCGATGGTACTGCTGCCAACCAGATGAACGGCCTGCAGGCACTGATTGCCGATGCTGGCACCGGCACTGTCGGTGGCATCAATAGCAGCACCTACAGCTTCTGGCAGAACGTGGTGCAGTCTGCGGCGACTCCGCTGCAGGGCGGCTCTGCGATTACTCCGAGCGCGAGCACGATTGAGTCGCTGATGCTTCCCCTGTGGATTCGCACGACCCGTGGCAACGACACGCCGGACCTGATCGTCATGTCCGACGATTACTTCACGTTCTTCGAGCAGAGTCAGACCAGCCTCAAGCGGTACACCGCTGACGAGGACGGCCGTGGCGGTATGCTGAGCATGAAGTACAAGACGGCTGACGTCTTTTTCGACAGCTCGGGCGGTATTCCCGCGGCGCACGCCTACTTCATCAACACCGACTATCTGGATCTCGTTGTCCATCAGGACGCGAACATGGCGATGCTTCCGGAGGTCGAATCTATCAATCAGGACGCGATGGTTCGGACGATTATTTTCCAGGGCAACCTTGCCTTGTCGAATCGTTCGCTCCAGGGCGTGATGAAGGCCTAAGGAGCAAACATCATGACTACCGCTGCATCCATGTTTTCCGTTGCCGGCTTTCAGGCCGTAGGCAACTGGAACACTCCCGACACCGTCCAGCGCCACCCGCTGGGCACCGTGATCAACGTGGTGGATCCGTACTGGGGCGGGCAGGAACTGATTTATTTGCAGTTCTCGTTCACCACCGGCACGCCGCTTCGCACTGGCGCGGTTCTCGCGTTCGATACCGCTACGTCGTTTGTCGCGACGCTGGTGGCGAACACCGCGAACCTCGGCAAATCGCTGGCCTTCAACCTGAACGCCATTCCGTCTGCAAACGCGACCGGCACCTACTATCTGTGGGCTGTCGTCAGCGGTTCTTGCCCGGTTTGGAGTTCTGCCTCCGTGGCTGCTGATACCGGCATTGGTATCGTTGCTGCCGGTCAGGCGGGCGCTCAGGCTGCTGGCAAGCAGATCTTGAACTGCCGCAATACCAAGGCCGCGACGGCCACGGTTGCGAAGGCGAACACCGTTACTCAGAACGGCTCTCCCGTGCTGAAGGTTTCCAATACCGACGGTTGGTTCGTTGGCGGTTCCGTTTCTGGAACCGGCATCACTACCTCGCTGATCACCGCCATCGACCCGGATAACCGGACGGTGACGCTGGCCAGCAATTCGACCGCCACCGGCTCGGTGACGGCCACCCAGACGAACAACGACGCGACGAATTTCTACAATACCGTCACCTGCGATCGTCCGTTTGCTCAGGGCGCCATCACCTAAAACCGCCGCGTGGTGGTTGCAGCGGGGGCTTCGGCCCCCGTTGTTTTTTCAATCCAAAGCGCAACCGCAGAGGGATTATGGACGCACGCATTCCGTATTTTGATTTTGTCCAGAGAGAACACGGCATCGATGTTGAGCAGTCTGAAGAGGCTGGCTATGAGGTGCCAAAAATCATGACCTTCATCCGGATCACGCCGCACGGGCACAAGGGCGATCCGATGGAGTTTTTCGCCGATGAGTTCATTGAGCGCAAGGGCATTGAGGCCCGCGCAGGCCGTTATGAGCATTCGTGGGTGGCCCGATTCAAGGATGGGCTGGCTGAGTTCCGCGAGGGGCGCGAATTGCCGCGCGAAGGCACGCCGTTGCTGACTTGGGAACGCATTCTGAAAAGCCGGCGCGAGCAGTTGGCCGCGCGGTTTCCGACGGTTGAGGATCTGGCTGCGTGCCCGGACTCCAACCTGGGCGAGATTGGACTTGATGGTCGCGTGCTGCGCGATATGGCGCGGGCCGAGATTCAGGCCAAGAAGGATTTAGAGCCAGTTGTGCGAGAGCTCGCGCTGGCAAAGGAAGAAAACCGCCAGTTGCGCGAGCAGCTGCAGCGGCTTGAGGCGCGTTTTGACGCTTACGACGATGAAAAACCCCGGCGCGGTCGACCGCGCATGACTGACGAGGCTGCGTAATGGCACTGAATTGTCTGCAGATCATCCAGAGCGCTTGCCGCCGCATCGGGATTTTGAGCCCGAACACAACGGTAACCAGCACAGATCCGCAGATAATTCAGCTTGTCGAGATGTGCAACGAAGAAGGCCGTGAGCAGGCCTCTCGTTATGCGTGGTCTGGCCTGCAGCGCGAGGCCACGTTCCCGACAGTTGGCGTCGAGATTCAGATTCCAATTGCCGCCATCACGCAGGGCTTTGAGTACATCGTCAATAACACCATTTGGAACCGGGACCTTCGCCGCCCTGTTTATGGCCCTGATTCTGAGCAGGACTGGCAGCAGGCCAAGGCGATGCAGATTAACGGCCCGTTTAATCGGTTCCGAATCATTGCCGGAAATATCCATTTCTATCCAATCCCTGCGGTCGGCCAGGACTGTTATTTTGAATACCTCTCCAATTTCTGGGCCGCTGACGTCAATGGCGTAGGCTCTGCGGTTTTCGAGAACGATACCGATGTGACGGTGCTTGATGATCAGCTGATCATCCTTGGCACTGTCTGGCGATGGAAGGCCGCAAAAGGGCTTTCGTATGCCGAGGATTTCCGCAAGTACGAGGCTCGCCTGCTCGATGTTCAGAATCGCGATGGCGGCAAACCCACACTAACGATGACCGGCGCGAAATACGACATCAACCCGGTTGTTATCGTGCCCGCAGGCAGCTGGATCTGACATGAGACGAGCAGCCATCGGCCGGCAGGTTTCGCGCACGCTGTCGGTGCCGGCGCCAGTCGGCGGCTGGAACACGCGCGACATGCTCGCAGAGATGAAGCCCAACGAGGCCGTCATTCTCGACAACATGTTCTGCTTGCCAAGCTCCGTTCGCGTCAGGCCCGGCAGCGAAACCCACGTGACCGATGTCCCGGCAACGGTCCACACGTTAATGGCGTACCGTGGCGTCAGCGGCACATCGCAGTTGTTCGCTGCGGCAAGCACGGAGATTTACGACGTTTCGACCGCAGGCGTCTGCGGCGCTGCCGTACTCGCCGGCCTGTCGAATGACGATTGGCAGCACACCATTTTCGGAACGTCTGGCGGCAATTTCCTGCTGGCCGTAAACGGTGCCCACCTCCCAATCATTTACAACGGCTCGGCGTGGGGCAACATCTTCGACGCCGCGTTCAGCACGGCAATTTCTGGCGGCGGTCTCACAAGCGTAGGGACGCTGTGCACGTGCGTGATGTTCAATCCGCACAACATGCACACAGGCATGAGCATTACCGTTTCTGGGGCCTCTCAGGCGGCCTACAACGGCACGTTCGTCATCACCGTTACAAACGCCACCACATTCACGTATGTGGCCGCCAGCGTGCCCACAGCAAGCCCCGCAACTGGCAGCCCGTCGGCTGCTCCAACTGTCAACTTTTCCATTACAGTTGCCAACCCGCTTAATTTCAGCGCGGTTACTCAGCATAAAAACCGGCTGTGGTTTGCAGAGAAAAACACGCTCAAGGCGTGGTACATGCCGACCAATTCCATCGGCGGGGCTGCAGCAGCGTTTGACATGTCGGCGCTGTTTTCGCGCGGCGGTTATCTGGTTGCGCTTGGCACATGGACGCTGGACGGCGGCGCCGGCCTCGATGACCTGCTGGTTTTCGTGACGAGTCAGGGACAGGTAGCGGTTTACCGTGGCACAGATCCGGCCGTCGCGGCTAACTGGTCGCTGGTCGGCGTTTACATGGTAGCGCAGCCGCTGGGCGTCAATTGCCTGCAGAAATTTGGCGGCGACCTGCTGCTGCTCAGTCGCGAAGGGCTCATGCCGCTGAGCAAGGTTCTTATTTCTGCCGACGTTACCGACCGCATGACGGTTTCCGACAAAATCGCGCAGACGATGTCTGATTACGCGACGGCCTATGAAGCGAACGACGGGTGGCAAACGGTCGTTTTTGCCGAAGAGAATGCGCTGCTGGTCAATGTGCCGGTCAGCACAAATATCAGCTACCAACTGGCGATGAACACAACGACCGGCGCATGGTCCAGGTTCCTCGGCTGGAACGCTAGATGCTGGGAGCGATTTGACAACGGCATTTATTTTGCGGCCGGCACGACCATCTACAATGCGTGGATCGGAAACACGGATTCCGGGGCGCGGATTGATTTCGAGGGTTTGCAAGCATTCGTTTATGCCAACGCGCCAACCCAGTTGAAGCAGGTCAAGATGGTCCGGCCGATCATCCAAACGGAAAGCCAGCCCAATATTTTGTTGGGCGTCAATGCGGATTTCGACACCGCGACGCCTACCGGGATTCCTTCATTCGTTCCAACAACCGCAGGCCTATGGGACACAGCGCTCTGGGATACAGCGTATTGGGGCGGCGATGTGGTTATTCGGCGCGAATGGCAGACCGCATTTGCGATGGGCTATTCGTTCGCGGCCCACATGGTCGGAAACATCAGCGCAAGCTCGCTGAGCTGGATTTCTACTGATTACGTCATCGAGGGCGGGGGCGTGATATGACCGACCAGAAACTGCGCGAGCTACTAAGCCTCGCGATTGCCCGTAGCCTCGGCGTTGTTTCTGTGGATGACGTTATCGAGCGAATCGACCAGAACCGGCTAACGCTCTGGAAGGCCGACAACAGCGTGGCTGTTAGCGAGGTCTCCCGGATGCCGCAAAAAACGGTCGTAAATGTCGTTCTGGCGGCTGGCGAGCTTGGCGAGTTGCGCGAAGTCGCTGCCCGCATCGAGGATTACGCAAAATCGATTGGCGCGGACATGGTCACGATTGTTGGCCGCCGAGGCTGGGGCCGCGTGCTCGGGTACAATGAAACTGCAGCGTTGATGTCTAAACGCTTGGGAGATTGAGATGAGCGATTTGTTCGAGAGCATTTTTGGCGGTGGCCCTGATATGCCGGAGGCGCCGGATTACAACGCGCTGGCTCGGCAAACCGCCGAACTCAATCGTCAGGCCGCAGAGCAGACGACGCTAGCGAACCGCCCTGGGCAAGTCACACCGTTTGGCGCCGTCAACTGGACTCGCGACGCCAAGGGCAACTGGACGCAGACCACGACGCTGTCGCCAGAGCAGAAGCGTTTGCTGGATGCGCAAAACAAGGCAAGCCTGCAAATGGCGCAGAACCTTGGGTTTTTTGGCGGCAAAATCAATCAGGCTTTCAAAAACCCGATTCGCGCTAAGGACCTCCCCGCCTCGATGGTCAACGCTGGCGAAACTGGCCAGCAGGCAATCATGCGTCGCCTGCAACCTCAGATCACGCAGGACCGCGCAGCGTTGCAGCAGCAGTTGGCGAATCAGGGGATTCCGCTGGGCAGCGAGGCCTACAACAACGCAATGCGGGTTCAGGCACAGCAGGAAAACGACCTGTTGAGTCAGGCTGCGCAGGCTGGCATCAAGATCGGGCAGGAGGCGCAGAACCAGCAGCTGCTACTGAAAAACGCGCTCATGATGCAGCCGTTCAATATGGCCGACACTGCGTTCGGCCTTTACTCGAAAGCTCGCGGCGCCGCTGCGCCTACCATGCCGAGCTTTCCCAATTTCGCCACGCAGGCCCAGACCGCCGGGCCGGATGCGCTCACTGCAGGAACGAATGCCTACAACTCGGCGATGGCTCAATACAATGCGCAGGTCGCGCAGCAGAACCAGAATGCGAACAATCAGGCAAACATGGCGTTAGCACTAATGGGCATGTCTGATGCCAGAACAAAAACTGACGTTGTGCGCCTTGGTGAAATGCCGAATGGCCTGCCTGTTTATCAGTACCGTTACCTCTGGGACGAACCCGGCACAGAGCGCGTCGGCGTTATGGCGCAGGACGTGGCCGACGTTATTCCTGACGCCGTTTTGGTCAACGATGACGGCATCATGATGGTCGATTACGCGAGGCTCTGAAATGGCAAATCCGTTTATTGATGCTGCGATCAACCCGATGCAGTTTTTCGCGCCTGACGTTGCGGCAGATGCAACGCAGCTAGCTCGCAGGCAGGCCATGGTCGATGCGCTCAGAGCCCGCGCAACGGCCGAAGATCCGACGCAGGTTGTTTCCGGGATTGCAATCAAACAATCGCCGCTCGGCCGCATTGCAAGTTCTCTCGTTGCCGATTACCAGCAGCGCCAGATTGACGAACAGCAGGCAGAGATGGCGCGTCGTTATGCTCAGGCTCTCGGCGGAGGTGGCGGAGCTGGCGGCGCCGGCTTGGGTGGGGTCATCGACGGCGACACGCTACGGCAGGCCGCCATGCTCGATACCGTATCGCCCGGTGCTGGGAAGGCGCTGATCCAGTCTCGCATTGAGCAAAACAAGCCGGTTGATGTCGTCCGCACCGCGCAGCAGCTGTTCCCCAACGACCCCGCAGGTCAGCAGCAATATCTGCAGGCGTACGCGCGCAAACAAACCGAGATGACGCGCACGCCAGGGTCCTACGTCGTCGGCATGGACGGCCAGATGATCGAAACTCCGATGTCTGCCGAGGGCAAGCGCCGGCTTGAATTGCAGGAACGCTCAGTGGCGGCGCAGGAGAGCAGAGCGCAGACCGCCGCTCGTTCGGCCCAGCAGGCTGCTGGCACTGGGGGCGGGTTCGCCGGGAAGAGCATGGACGCGGAGGCCTACAACATTCGAAACAGACTGACGCTTGCAGCTATGGAACGACCGCTCACCGCTGAAGAACAACTGCTGTTGCAAAGTGCCGAGCGGCATTTAAGGCGCCCTCAGGTTTTCATGAACGAAGGCGGGGTTTCGGTCATAGCGGATACGCGCCCCCTGCCAACCCTGCAGGCCCCGGCCCCCGCTGCGGACCAAACTGGCGCGCCCGCGCAAATGCCAGCCGGGATGCCCGCCCCGACCACCGCGCCAAGCACCCCCGCCGCCGCGACCGTGGTCTCTCCGTCTATGCCTCCGCCGCAACAGATCACTCCACCTCAGCCCAAGACAAAGCAGCAAATTTTGGATAAGGCTCAGGCCGAAGCCGAGCTTGCGCTGCCAGATATTGAGGACGCGGTAACGAAGGCGATTTCTGAGCTCGAAAGGCTGCTGAACGATCCCAACCTTGGATCATTGATTGGCAACCCCGCCGGGAAGTTGACTAAGAATATTCCCGGACAGCCAGCTGCCGACATTGATTCCGCATTGCGCCAAGTCAAAGGCGGCGCATTTTTAGCAGCCATTGAAAAACTGAAGGGATCTGGCGCGGTCAGCGGACCCGAAGGCGATAAGGCAGGGGCAGCCATTACGAGCCTGTCCGAGATGCAATCTGTTCCGGCATTTAAGAAAGAGGGACAGATCTATATTGACATCCTCAGAAAAGGGCTTCAGCGCGCTAGAGAAAAAGCCGGGAAGCAGGCGCCGACCAACACGGAATGGGGAATCAGGAAAAAATAATGGCTACTTACGAAATCACAGCGCCAGACGGTCGGGTTTTCGAGGTTGATGCTCCAGCAGGCGCTACCGAAAGCCAGATTCTCGATTTTGCAAAATCGCAGATTGCAAAAATGCCGGCAGTTCAGCCGGAGTTCCCGTCGCCAGTTGAAGGGATGTCGTTCGGCGAACGGCTGTTGGCTGGCGCCGGCAAGGCGTTTGTGGACATCGGGCGCGGTACCCAGCAGCTGCTGAGCGACAGCCCGGAACTGCAGGCGCAGATTGATGAGCAGGCTCGCCTCGATAAGCCGCTGATGGCAACCGGCGCAGGGTTGACCGGGAACATTCTTGGCGGCGCCGCTGCGCTTGCTCCGACGTTTGCAATCCCCGGGGCTGGAACCGTAGTGGGATCAACGCTGCTGGGAGGCATCAGCGGCGCATTGCAACCAGTGACCTCAGAGCAGAACCGGCTGACCAATGTCGCGACCGGCGGCCTGTTCGGTGGTGCTGGGCAGGTTTTGGGCAATTTGGCGCCACGCGCATTGTCTGCTGTAACCGCGCCGTTTCGTGAGGGCGGCAGAGCGCGGATCATCGGCGAGACGTTGCAGGAATTTGCAGCAGATCCAGCCGCAATCCGGCGGGCCGCCACCAGCCGCGTGCCGGGCGTCGAAATGACGACCGCAGAGGCAACGCGAGATCCTGGCCTTGCTATCCTGCAGCGCGTCGCCCAGTCGCAAAACCCGGCGTTTGGCTCGGAGCTGGCGGCGCAGGAGCTGCGGAACATAGCCTCATCCGCCAACGTCGTCCGGGACATTGCGCAGACACCACGGGCAATGGCCGAAGCAGTTGCCGCGCGAGAGGCCGCCGCCGCGCCGTTTTATCAACAGGCGTTCAACACGACCGTCCGTGCAGATGAGGAACTGGCCCGGCTGATGCGCCGGCCAGAAATCGCATCGGCCTTCCGCCAGGCGCAGGAAAACGCCGCGAACGCCGGCCTTCCGGTTCCGGGCAATTTTTACCAGCCTGCCCGCCGCGTTCCGCAGGGCCTGTCAGGCATGAGGGAGGTGCCAGAGCAATTCGGGGAGGTCAGCGGAGAGACCCTGCATCAAATCAAAATGGCTCTGGATGCGTCGCTTGCGTCAGGGCCGCAGCGCGGGATTGCCGGGGCAAATGCCAGAGCAATCAGATCCGCCCGGAATGATTTTCTGTCGTGGCTTGAGGACAGAATCCCCGCCTACCAGACCGCCCGCGAAACATTTGCCGAGGCCAGCCGCCCCATCAACCAGATGGAAACCGGCAACGAATTAATCCGGCGCATGATTGGCAGTGCGCAGGAGGTGGCTGGATATGATCCGACGCTAGTTAAAACCGAAGCGTTTGCAACGGGCCTGCGCAATCTGGACGACGTCGTTCGTCGCGCAACTGGCCGCAGCGAATTGTCGGCCGATGTGCTGACGCCCGCGCAACGGCAATCGTTGCTTGACGTCAACGACTACCTCTCCAACCGCCAGTTTGTGCAGAACGTCGCCAAGCCCCCGGGCAGCAACACAGCGCAAAACCTCGCAGGCCAAAACTTTATGCGTTCGATTGCTGGGCCGCTTGGTCTGCCGTCAGGCTTTCTTGAATCGCAAGTCTCTCGGTTGCTTTCCGCAGGGTTCGCGCCAAGATTCGCGCCCTACGAACAAAACCTGCAGACAGAATTGGCCGCGGCGCTGCTGAACCCTCAGACGGCCTCAGGCGCGTTAGAAGCCGGCGTCCCCACTGGCGCATCGCCAGCGCTGTTGGATGCCTACTCTAGAGCGCTTGGCGCCCTGTCAGTTGGGGCCGGCACGGCGGGTCAGTAGTCGTTTGATTCGACCATCCGGGATTAGCGGCAAAATGACAAACCGGGACAGCACGCTGGCGACGAAAAACAGGACCAGCGCGACAAACGGTTTGATCAGCAACGACAACAGAAACGGCGACATAAACGCTCCAGCGATTGGCACGATCGCGCTAATTTACAGGAAACATTGAAATGCCACGCAACGGATCTGGTACTTATCAACTGCCAGCAGGCCAGCCGGTCGTTACCGGCACCGTTATCAGCTCGTCGACGTTCAACACGCTGACCAATGATCTTGCCAATGCGCTGACGCAGAGCCTATCCAAGGACGGGCAGACGCCAGCCACCGCTAACCTGCCCATGGGCGGATTCAAACTGACGGGCCTAGCCAACGGGAGCGCCAGCACCGACAGCATCACTTATGGGCAGGTGCAAGGCCTGATTTCTGCCGACCGGAAAAGCCGCAACAGAATCATCAACGGCGGCATGAATATCGACCAGCGCAACGGGGGGCTCGCGCAGACCATTACCGCAGGCGCGGCCTTGGCCTATACCGTCGACCGTTGGTATGGCTATTCGACCGGCGCTAACGTCTCTGGCCAGCAGGGCGGTGCTGCTGGTCCGTGTTTGGGAAGTTATGTTTTCACCGGCGCTGCATCAGTCACCGGCATTGGGTTCGGGCAGCGCATCGAACGCGCGGAGTCGTTTGACCTCGCCAGTAGCAACGTGACCATCAGCGCCTACATGTACAACACGCTGTTAACCTCGGTGAACTGGGCACTGTACTATGCAAACACGAACGACACCTTCGGCACATTGGCATCGCCGACCAGAACGCTGATTTCAAACGGTACGTTTACGGTGACCGGGTCGCTGGCTCGTTACAGCACGACGGTATCAGTCCCGGCAGGCGCAACGACAGGCCTCGAGCTGGTTTTTTCCGTCGGGGCGCAAACGTCCGGGACATGGCTCGTTACCGGGGTGCAGATCGAAAATGCTACGGCCGTGTCTGATTGGGAACAGCTGTCGATTGAATCAATCGGCAGTCGGTGCCAGCGCTATTTCCAGTCTACGCGGTCAGCTGGTCTTTCCCGTATGTATCCAATCGCGCAGGCCCTGACGACGAATCGCGTTATGTCGTCCATCCAGTTCCCGGTTTCGATGCGCGCGGCGCCAACCGTCACCATTTATGCCGGGACGACCGCGACGACCGGGAAACTGGCGGACTACAACAACTCTGGTGTTGCCATTGCCGGAACTTCTGGGTTTGCGCCAGTAGGAGCATATACCGGCGGTTATACATACATGGACGGCGCAGGCGGTGCACTGACCATTGGAAACTGGTATGTCTGGTCGCACGAGGCGTCTGCCGAGTTGTAAAGGATTTTTTCCTGCATCATTGAGCGTAAGGATTGCATAAAATGGATGTCGTGATTGATTTTCAAGCCATCGTTAACGCAATCCTAGGCGCACTCGTCACCGTCATCGCGTGGCTTGCCCGCGAGTTGTGGGGCGCTGTCAAGGAGCTGAAAGCCGATCTCGGTAAGCTGCGCGAAGACCTCCCGCGCACCTACGTCCTCAAAGAGGATTACAGGCGCGACATTTACGACATGAAAGACATGCTTGCAAAAATCTGGGACAAACTCGATAACAAGGCGGACAAACCATGACGCTCGGGGAGAAGCAACGACTTTTCACTCGGCTGGTCGGCAAGCTTATCGAGTACGCATACGCCAGCGGCTACGAACTCACATTCGGCGACGCCTACCGCAGCCCTGAGCAGGCCAAATTGAACGCTCAGGCCGGTAAGGGAATCATCAATTCGCTCCATTGCGAACGCCTCGCGATCGACCTGAATCTATTCGTCAACGGCGTTTACCAAACCGACAGCGCGGCATACAAGGCCCTGGGCGAGTATTGGGAAACGCTTGGTCCTGATTGCAAATGGGGCGGCCGATTCAGCCGGCCTGACGGCAATCATTTCAGCATCGCGCACGCAGGCCGCGCATGATCGGGGATCTCGTCGCGGGTCTGCTCGGCAAGGTTCTTGACCGCGCATGGCCCGACCCAGCCGCGAAAGCCGCAGCGGCGCAAGCCATTGCCGAGCTGCAACAGGCCGGCGAGTTCAAGCGCCTCGATGTCGAACTTGCGCAGCTGCAGATGCAAGCCGACATCAACAAGGCCGAGGCGGCCAGTGGCGACCCGTTCGCGAGTCGCTGGCGCCCGTTCATCGGTTGGGTTTGCGGTGTCGGGTTTGCGTGGAATTTTATCGGGCTGCCAGTTGCTCGCCTGTTATGTGACATCGCCGGCCAACCAATCTCTATAACGCCGGCCGACATGACCGAAATGATGCCCGTACTGCTCGGCCTGCTTGGGCTTGGCGGCCTGCGCACCTACGAAAAAATCGCCCGCAAATGATTCTGGCAGTAGCCCTGCTATGCGCGATTGCCGACCGGATGCGCGGCGGATTCCCGGAGCACCGTTTTTGGGGCCGAGATATCGTGCGCATGGGCGCGTGGTACGGCGGCGGGGCGCTGGTGGCGCTGCTCATCGAGCCCAGCTGGTGGTGCCTGCTGGCCGGCGTGCTGTATGCGCAAGGCGACCGCCAGGACATGAGCGTGATGGCAGAACTTATCCGCCCAGATGGCAAGCGACTGAAGGGCTGGCTCGGGCAGCTGCGCATCGGAGCCGTGTTCTCGGCCTGCACAGCGCCGTTGCTGGCCGTAGAAGTGGCGTATTGGCCGATGGTAGCGGCGGCGCTCCTAGCGCCCTCTACGGGCGCTCTGATGGCGTTTCCGTGGCCCGGCAACCGCTGGGCATGGATGGAGCTGGGTCGCGGGTTTTCGTTTGCAGCATTAACCGGAGCATTACATGCAGCGCAGATTTGATTCAGCCCAGTTAGCGCAGGCGCTGGGCAACTACGGCAGGCCTCCGCTGGCTCAATCTATGGGGCCGCAGAAACCCGCGAGCATGCAGCCACAGGCCGATCAGATGATGCCCGCGCCAGTATCATTTGAGGCTGCGCTCAGCGCTCTGGGACCGTCGATGGATAACGGTCAGATCTACACGAACCCGCAAGCGTTTCAGGGCTACCAGAGCGCCGCAAGAGCCGTGGGGGCCATGTACGGAATGCAGCCTCGCGGATATTTCACGCGGGCCACGCCGCAGGCTTTCATGCCGGTTTCCGGGATGCAGATGCAGCAGCGCCCATTCGATGCGCAGTTCCGGGCTCAATTCCCGGGCTCGCAGCCAAGCAGGCCATTACCGACGGGATTGCAGCGCGGATAACGCGAATGCCAACAAAATCGCTTACCCGCGAGGAATGCGAACATACCGCAAACGTAGTGCGAGACTGCCTGCGCGAAGGCTGGTTGTTGGGCCGTCAGCCGGCCGCGATTCCGGAGGCTGCGCGACGATTAGGGATTCCAGCAAAGCGCGTTGAACATCGCCTAAAACTCGCATCCAAGCGTTTTGGCATCGACATCGAAACGCCGACAAGTGCGGCATCGTTGCAGGTGTCGAACACTCGACGCCATTTGGATTCTGTCGAAGCGCGGCGCCAGCCGACGCTGCCTGATTTCCCGGATGACGACATCCCGGTGAGCGAAATCATTGACATCATGTGCCGGCGTTATGAGCGGCGGGCCGAGCACAAATCGAGTAAGGCGTGGTTTCGGATCTCGATGCCGGACGATGGCCCATTTGCCGTCATGTGGTGGGGAGACCCACATCTTGACTCAAACGGGACCAATTTCCCGCTGATCCGCGAACACGCCGTTTTGGCGCAAACGCCGCACGTCTACTCGGTGAACATTGGCGACACGCTCGACAACTGGCCGCACGGCTCGCGGCTGATCAAACTCTACGCGGACAGCGACCAGTCGGTGGGCACCGCGCAGAAGTTGGCCCGCTGGTTCATTCAGTCCGCCGGCATTCGTTGGTTAGTCTGGTTGCAGGGCAATCACGATTCATGGGGCGGCCACACGACGACCGAGTTCCTGCGCGAGTTGGTCGGCAATCGCGTTGTCCTTGAGGACTGGGGCGCGCGGTTTGTCCTGGCATCTCCGAATGGTCATGAATACCGCATCTGGGCCTCGCACAATTTCCCCGGCCACTCGCAGTGGAACAGCCTCCACGGGCCTCAAAAGGCGGCATCTATGCGTGAGGAGGCCGACATTTACGTTTGCGGCCACACGCACAACTGGGCCATACACAAGGAGGAAAGCGCGCAGCGCGGGTTCACCTATTCGCTGATCCGCGCGAGAGGCTACAAATATCTCGACTCATACGGCGAGAAACTGGGCTATCCGCCGCAGCAGCACGGCGCGTCGATCGTGACGGTTTTTGTGCCAGAGCGCGGCAGGCATTATTCGTTTGAGCATGTTGAGGACGGCCTAGAGTTTCTTCGCAGCCTGAGAGAGATCTATGAGCGAAATCATTGACCTCGATGCGCACCGTGCCAAGCCACCCGACCGCTGCATTCTGTCCTGCGCCTGCGGTTGCGGTATGTTCCGAATGTTCGACGATGGCGCCGTTGAATGCCTAAACTGCGGCGGCATAGCGCAGAACCTGCGAGGCATTTTCAGCGAGGACGACGTTTCCCCGGCATCCTGAGCTCGAGCGCGACTGGCGCCGTCTCCGCGGCCTCTACGGCCTCGAGCGGGCCGAATGCCTCGACGAGCTGGCGCACCAGTCGGGCAAACTCCGGGTCTGTCCGCAGCAGCGTTGCCACCGCCGGCATCCGTTTGATGCTCTCCCACGTCGCGCGGTCAGCGGATTGATTTGTGGGTTGCATAGTTTTGCGCCAGAAAAACTGTGTTCCAGTGGACCCCAAGGCGGCGCGCGATGCCGGCCTGCGTTAACTCTCGATATTGAGCCAGCAGCGCGGTCTTCTCTGCGTCCAGCACCTGCAGCTGCTGCGCAATCGTCGCGTGGCGCATCGCCAGTTTGTATTGGCCGACCCGCGCCCGCCATATCGTTGAGGTTCCGCAATGCAGGCGCTTGCCTAGCGCCTCATCGCTGTATTCGTCGCGCAGTCGGCAGCGGATGCGCTCTCGCTGGTCGACCATCTCGCGGATTCGGCGCACGGTGTCAGCATCCAGCTTCGTGTTGCCTGGACGTTTCGGTTTGCGTCGACTATTGTTTGCTGAGACAATCATTGCGTTCCTCCTGTCCTCTCCCTCGCCCGGGCCGTCCCGGGCGTTTTTTTATCTGATTCGCGGCAGCGGGTCGCGGCGTTTCGCAAACCATTCTTCATCTGATTCTCGCTCCCCGCCCAGCGGGGTCCATTTAAGCGGCGAGGTTGATGGCGCATCCCTGATGATCTGTTTGGCCACCCGCGCCGACCATTGAGGCCAAGACTCGCCCTCGAGCCTCGGGTAACGGTCGCGCATGAACTGCGGGCGCCATTTCATTATCGTCAGGTCGGTTGAGCGTTTGACCGACTCCTTCCACTCGGCGATATGGCAATCCCGGCACTGCGGTTTACCGAACCCATCAATCCCGATTGCATCCTGCCCGCATTTGCAGACTGCGGATGCGGCTGCCTCCTGCCGTTTCAGGTCTCCGCTGCCCTCGCGGACCTCGGCCTCGAACCGAAACTGATTGAGATAGGTCGACACCATCGGGAGGGGCGGCACGAACTTGTTAGGAACGCGCCGCGCGTTGCGGCGGTTGTTTGCGTGCAGCGCGTAGCCGTGCCGAACGGTCTGCGCGAACTTGGCCTCATCCTCGGCAATGCCCTCCTCCCTGCACCATTTGCGGCACGCCTTCTGCCACGCCTCAAACGCCTTGCGCTTGCTGCCCTTGGCGGTTACGTCCATGCGCTCGTCTTGACCATAGAGCGACCAGAAATCATCGAATGCCGGAGAGTAATTCATTTGTTTCCCTCCATCGTAGTTTCGCTACGATTTGCCGCATTTTTGGGAGAATTAGCCGGGTGCAGGAGCCACCGCTCGCCCAGCCAGTCCAGCGCCGCGCGGCGCTTGTCGTCGAGGTCTGGCGCCTCGGTCGTAATCGGGGCGCGGCCTAGCAGCGCCTCGATGAACTCGTTATCGGTCATAGAGTGCCTCCAGTAGTTTTTTGCTTGGGAACAGTAACACCACGCGCTGGTCTCCGGGCACTGCGCGAGTTTCTGCCCAGCCGTTAGCACGTAGGTAATCCATAATTTTGCGCGCCGTCTCCTCGGCGATCCCGGCATCGATGTAATAATGCTTGGTCATCGCGCGGCGGTCGTCGCGGCAAAGGAGCCAGGCAATCGCGCACACCGCAAACGGTAATGATGCCGGCGGCTCAATGAGGTCAAACAGCCGCCGGAGCTGCGGCCACGTCGGCACGGTGCTTGGCACGCACTGGCACAGCTCGGCTGGCGCGCCGCAATGGCCGCAGACGTCGCGGTTCATTCCTGCCCCCTTGCGCG